TTAATTTTTTAATTGACAATATATTTTTAGTAGGTATGGTAGTATAACCACCACCTTGTTTAATTTCACCATTATCTTCAAAACTATAATCAGCCATTACTATTGTAGATTTAGAGTCTTCTTTTACAATCCATCCCACACTACAGCATACAGCTGTTTTAGATTTTTTGATATCTACGATATCAGCCCAATTTGTTTCTCCAACAATATCTTCCCAATAAACTAAACTTAATTTATAAGGAAAATTCTTTTTATTTATTTCTGGTACTTTTATTTTTTTAGACACCTCTAATATCCAAACATTCTATCTACTGGTTGAAATTGTGAACGAGGAGTTCTGTTAAATCTGTTTGCATAACTAGTATGCATTGGTCTACTCATGCAGCCGTATCTTAAAGCATCATATGCGTGATCTTCTACATGTGTATTAATATCTTCAGGATTATTATCATCTAATGGTAGAAGTGGTAATGTTCTAATTAAATTTCTACAAGTAGAAAATACTCTAAGTCCTGGATCTTTCTTTTTTTCATCAGTAAATTTTAATCTTTTATGAATTTCTAATTTACCGCTGATTCTACTTTTAGGAGTTCTGTCTGAAGGTCTCCAACGACACCCTGTTTGAATCATCGTTTCTGCTATGCTTGGACCTATATCACCCCGTTTTGCCCATGTGCTAGCGTCTAAGACCCCGTAGCGTATGTATTCTCCGTTCTCTAGCTCTAAGACTTTTCGTGCAAATACATCTGCCGTAATCTTTTTGGTATATAGTTCTCTATAAATCCATAGGTTATTATCATAATCAATAGCAAACCAAAGAACACAAGCAGGAGAACTGTAGCCCCAATCTGCAGAACGAAAACGCTGCCAGCCTTTAGGAACTTCAAAAGGTTCGACAACGTGAATATTCTTATCAAATTCTGGAAAAGCTGAGTCTTCAAATGCATCCCAATCCCCTTCTAAAAATTGTTTTTTTTGTACTTCTGGTAAAGATGCAAGCATAGCATAGTAATCATCTGTTTGCATCAAGTAGGGGTTATCTTGTAATTTTGCAGGAATAAATCTACGAGTTATAACTTTCCTACCTACAGGCGTATCTATATTGATATCGAATGCAGTATTCGGCATTGCTGGATCAACAAACATCTCTCTTACCCATTGTGAACCTATGTTTCCTGGATTACCAGTTGCTCGTAAGTATACAGGTATCTCTGGATCTACAGATCGAAGTGATGATCTTAAAAAATTATATATATCTGGCGAAGGATATTGTGGAAGTTCGTCTATTCCTATCCATGTGTAAGATTGCCCTTGGTAACGTAAAGCGTCTGTCATGTTCTCTGCGTACCCGAATTCTATCTTTGCTCCTGACGGGAATCTCCACTCTTTTTCTTGCTCTCTCCATTTTGCTCCTGGAAATGCTCTTGAGTATAATCTTTGAGAATGATTAATCAAATCTCTTAACTCTGGCATTGTCCGTCTAAGAAGAAGTGCTCTATGCGTTTCTTTATGACAATATCGAAGTGGATCGATAAGCATGGCATAAGATTTGCCACCTCCTCTTGCTCCTCCATAAAAAACTTCTCTTTCGGCTGAAGCTAGAAACTCTGTTTGTGGTCCTGTATTAGGTTTAAAGATTATTTTTTGTTCTTGTAAATGATCTTTAATACTAGAAGAAGCTGTGTCTATTTCACTTTGTTCAATTACTTGAGTTTCTTTTCCATCTAATGCAGAATTTATTTTTTTATATTTATCTTTTAAATATTCTGCAGATTGTTTAGCTGATCTTAAAGTTTGTTCTGCTGCTGCAACTTTCTTTCTAGATCTTGCTAAAATTTCTTTAACTGATCGTTTCGCCTTCGTCTTGACTGTCTTGATCTTCTTTGGCTTTGGTGGTAATATTTCTTTTGATTCTTTGTCTAAGTCCGACATGCGATATGTATCTTCCTGTTTTTCTATGTAGCCATTCTGCTACTTCTCTATACGAACATGTTTCTAAATATTTTTTAGCTTGATCTAATGCTTCTAATTCTTCAGATACAGGTTCTAAAATATTTTCTGTTTCAGTTTGTTTATATCCAAATGGTATTACTTTAGATATTCTCTTTATCATCATCTATTGGTTTTACTTTTTTAATTGCATCTTTGGGTGGAAGTATAAATAATCCATGTAATGCTTTTACATTTACATCTAACTTTTCTTTTTTAGCAATACCAATACGATCTAAAATCTGTTTTGCTGCTTCCATTCTAATACTAGCTTGTGGTGTTGTACCATCTTCATCTAGCATATCTACCATCTTAGTAGCAGCTTTAGCTGAGTGTGTAGCTAAGTAAGTTTCTGCCCTAGATACAATCTCACTCTTTAAATTTCTAAGAACTTTTGGGTAAGAATGCTCGGAATATCCTGCTAACTCTCCCGCTTTTTTCGGGTTGCCTTTCGCTTCTCCGAATAATGCGTCTAGAAACTTTTCCTGTGTATCGGTTAAGCTTTTCTTTGGAGTCTTTAGAATAGTAGAATCCATGCTTGGCATTTATAATCTCCATTATTTCTTTAAAAGAAAGTTTATTCAATCGCTGACGGTAGTATAACGTTTGCATCCTGAGTTTGTGTAGGTTGATATGAATTTTTATATTCTTCTACCATCTGTGCCATCATTTGATCGTCTGTTATTTGTGGTGGTCCTTCAGCTTCTAATCCCATATTTTTTATAGAATCATGTATAGCTGATCCTCCAGAAAATAATAAACCTCCACCGAATGTAGCTCCAGTAGTAGCACCTAAAACTCTTTCTCCAGATACAGCTCCAGGATAAGCACCTTTATAAGGTTGTCCACCTACTCTTAACCAAGATGGAATAGCACCTTGCCACCATGCAGGCTTAGGAGCCGAACCGACACCTTTTAAACCCTCGGCTATTACTTCACCAGTAGCTCTACTTGTAGTTTTAATAGCACTTAACTCTGCTTCAAGAGCAGCTATATCATCACTGCCAGTTCTTCTAGCTTCATCTAATGCTTTTTGAATTCCTTTTTCCCTTCTTGCAATTACATTAGCGGGTTGACCAGTTGCTGCTGATTTTAATTTTCTTTGCCCACGTTCTAATTTTATAATTTTTGATCTATCTACTTTAGGGATAGTTTTTAATGTTTCTCTACCAGGTAATCCCATACCAGCTGACACTCTAGACTTAGCAATCTCTGCTGCTGAAGTTACTGGTGTTCCTGGAGGGGGTAGTTGTTTAGGAGCTTTAGAAAGTTTCTCAGTTGTCTTAGCAACTGTTACTGCTGTTCTATCTCCCAGTATAAAATTTCTATTTGCAAATACTTTATCAAACTTTCCACCAAAACCTGCTTCAATATCTTTAGCAAGTTTAGAATTTACAGCAAAGCTTGGTTGTTTTTGCAATAATTTAGCAGAATCTCTGTATGTTGTTTGCATTAAAGCATCTCTTTCTGCTGTTGATAATTTTTTAGGATCTATAATTTTTGATACAGGATTATTTTTTACTTTTGCTGTTAAGCTACCTATATCATCAACAACATTGTTCTTACCAAGAACTCTTTTTGCTAGTTCTGTTGTTGCCTTTCCCTTACTACCAGGGGAAGTAACAAAATAACGCATAGCAGTCTGTCCTGTCCTTAATAAAACAGGTATAGCTCTTAGTCCAAGTTGTTGTATTGCAAATCCTATTATTGGTGCGACCATAATTTCCTTATAATTTATGAGAATCCTAGGAATTCTCTAATAAATGATGCAATTTAGTGATGACCCTTTGTGCATATATGTATGCTGTAGTGTACGTGTGTCCTTTTAAAGTGCATCTGATTCTATTATACACACAAATTAGACTTTTGTCAACTACTTTTTTAATATTTTTTACTAACTGTGACAATTTGTCATAACATTTAGCTTGACAAAAGTGAAAATGAAGTGTATAATGTAACTATAGGTTACACGGGGGGTTTTATACCCATAATATAGCTACACATATAGTCCCCCTAGGTATATACTAGGGATATTGTCGGGAGATTTAGTGAATAATTTCCCTATAATATAGCCCGCTAAAGTTATTAACAAGCTTTTTTAGAGATTTTCTGGTGTAGCTATATATGAATACCCTAGAACCCCCCTAGCCCCCTGCATACCCCTGAAATAATTAGAGCTACAATTCAGGAATTCCCTGAAATTTCTTTAGGGTTTATCGGGTTTTATTGAGAAAATATTTATTAACAATTTTTGAGTGTTAAAGGTGTGGTAATTTTTTGTACCTACAAATAACCCTTGTTAATAACAGAATAATAAATTGAGATTAATTTGATTTTAATTAGAGTAAAAAAAAAGGGCTACTGGTATTTAACCAATAGCCCTTTTAAATATAGCTTGATGTTATTTATTTGATCGCTAATAATTTATTGTATTCACTTTCTAATTGCTCAAATGTATTAGCTTTTATTTCTTTATAATGATTATATTCACAAGCCCAAGTGCCTTTTAAATCATAATTATTCTTGCCTTGCTTTCTAACATCATTTTGTAAATCAAATATTTTTTGACCATATT